TTACCTAAACCAAAATCCGGAGAAAAACAAAAGGAGTTTATTCAGCGTTGCGTTACGGATAATACAATGGCCAAAGAATTTCCTCAACGAGACCAAAGGGTAGCTGTATGCTATCAGCAATGGAAAGAAAAGTAGAGCTTCGGCTCTATTTTTTTTGTCTTAATGTTTGGTGTATTGTTTTTTTGTATATGTTTGTACGAACAAAACACCTAAAACAAATCAAAATGACAACACAACACAGAATACAACAGTTAAAGAATGAATTGGATGCAATTTATTCTGAAATGCCTACATCGTTCTTTCAAATGGAACAACGAAATAAGTCAGCATTTATAATTTGTAAAGAGATTGAAAAATTAGAAAACCCAATCGCCTATCAAGAAAATTCAAACTTTTGGGACAACCACGAGATTCGCTTGTAACCTAAACCCCTTTGGGGGGCTTAATCAAAAACCAATCAATATGAACAAGCTTCAAAACCTAATCATTGACATAACCGTTCCGCTTGCGTGGTTCGCTATTGCATCCGTTGCAATCTTCGTTATGTTTCTTTTCCCACAACTTTTATGGAATTTGTTATGCAAGTAACATACGTTGACCTGATGGATGCTGCGGCAGACCAAGGAGTAGGCCCAGAGGATAACTTCGATACGATAATTGCTTTCCACGAAGCGTTTGCTGCTTGGGCAGGGTTCAAGAACGTAGAAGAGTTTTACGACTGGCGTTTAGAGCTGGACGGCGCATACGAGCAAGGTCCCGACGGGATTGCTTATTACGGTGGGTTTATCCAAGAGCCAAGAGAAATAGACTTCCCAGAGGAGTTTACTATTGCTCCTTTGTACTTACTTGCGGAAGCCCATTGCGAATACCTTGCGTGGTAAATTTTAACTATCTAAACTTTTAATTATGACAACGGTAGAATATATGCGCCTGCTTATCAAGCAGTACGGTAGCGACATTCCACAAGAGGAAATGGACAAGGCAATCAACTACGAATCGATGCTTCTGGACATTGCCTTTAACAAGGGCAGTATGGCAGCACACGACAAAATCAGAAAGATGATATGAAAATTATTGAACTATTGGACGGTAGTACCTGGGATAGGGATACCATCTTAGAAAAGATGAAGGATGATTCGTTTTACTACGGGCACCTTGCAAAACACGCCTTGTCCTCGTCCGCTTGTAAGCTGTTGTTATCCTCACCCAAAACGTACCACTACGTTACAAAGTACGGGCAGGAGGATTCCGATGCGTTCACCGTGGGGCGATTGGTTCACTTGATGGCGTTAGAACCAAACCGAATGCAGGAGTACGACATTATCGACGTACAGAGCAAGAATACCAATATGTGGAAGGATGCAAAAGCAAGAGGCGGCCAAATCATTACCAAAAAGGAATACAACGAAGCCAGAAGGATTGCCGATGCCTTACTACGCAACGAACACGTCCTTGGCTACATTCAAGGTTGTGAGTTTGAGGTTCCTGCCGTTGGTGTTATTGAGGGATTGCCCTTCCGTGCTAAGGCAGATATTTTAGGTAACAACTTTATTGCAGACCTTAAAACGACTACCGACCTCCGTGCGTTTCCTTACAGCGCCAAGAAATACGGATACGACCTCCAGGCGTTTATCTACACCCGGTTATTCGGAGTGCCGATTGATAAGTTTATCTTTATTGCCGTTGACAAAGCATCTTTGGACGTTGGTATTTATACTATATCCCCAGAGTTTGTAGCGGAAGGTGAGCGCAAAGCGCAAGAGGCGATTAAACTGTACAAAGAGTTCTTTATGGGAAAAGACAACCCAGAGCTTGACAACTACACCATTATCGGTCAGCTTTAACATTGACAAGGGGAAGCCGAAAACCTTTTAGAGTAGGCAAATTATAAATTTCGTATTATGAACGAGATAAAAATTGGTGAGGCAAAAATGATTCAAGCAAAAGAATTGTGCTTCACGCTTGGAAACCGTGAGGTTTACGATTCTCACATTGGAAAGTTTGAAACCTTGCTCACGGAGTATGGTTTTATGGATGCCTTGAAAGTAGTTCCCGGTGACGGATGCTTTCAGATTGTAGAAGGCCAGCATCGCTTTGAGGCGGGCAAGCGTCTTGGAATGAGTGAATTTCCCTGCTACGTTATTGATTGGTTAGATGGTTGCGATGATGACGAAATACAAAATATCATTATATCCCTGAACGCCAACAACAAGGTCTGGACTATTTACGACTTCGTAAAGAGCTTTGCTGACCGTGGAAGTGACGAATACAAGAAACTAAAAGAACGAATGATTCAATACCGGGATACGTTATCTAATGGTGTTGTAGCGTCTTGCCATACCGGGCGAGCAAGAGGCCATTCAATAATCCGAGAAGGTAACTTTAAGAATGTAAACAATGATTTTAGCGAATGGCTACTAATGCGCTTGCACCAGGTGGTAATATCTGACGGAAAAAAGAACTTCCCGTCTCGCCTGCTTTCAATCTTTGTAGCGTGCGTTTGGAATTTACAGAATGACACAAGGTTAATCAACAACCTAATTCACGAAATGCGTAAACTTGTAGCGAGTGGTAATAAAGTACCGGACGGTGAGCAGGCCCTGCAAGATTGGGTGACTAAGATGGTTGAGATTATCGGTGAAGAGAACAAAAACAATGAAACCCTTACAAATGGACAAGGCAATTAGAGACGTTATCATTTTATGCGTGCTTTGCGTTACGCTTGGGTGCTTAGTTGGGTTTTATTTTTACGAATATATTTAAGCAATGACCGATATTACTAAATGCACGGGCGAAGGTTGTTCCTTAAAACAAAGGTGCTACCGATTCACCGCCCCAATGGGAACCTATCAATCAATGTTTGTCGAGGTTCCTTTTGCGGATGACAAGTGCGATTATTATTGGGAAACCTTTAACACCAAATGAAAATAGACCACATCGCACACTTCTGGGCTGGGATGGCAATCCTTGCCGTTACGGGTAGCTGGCCAATTCTTATCGCAGCAGCATTCGGCAGAGAATTAAAAGGAATCCTACTCGACGGCCGCAGGGACTACAACGATAGCGTTTGGGACGTTGTGTACACTTTGGTTGGTGGCGTAGCCGCAATGATAGGTAAATTATTCTTTACCTTATGAAAGCCGTATTGGAGTTCACGCTCCCCGACGAGGAGGTTGAATTTATGGAAGCCGTTAACGGAGGGATGTTTAAGCACGTCCTTTGGCAGTTAGACCAAAAGTTGCGCTCTAACTTAAAATACGGAGAACTTCCAGACGTTGAATACAAATGCTACGATACGATACGCAAAGATTTGCATTCGCTACTTAACGCCAATAATCTGACAATAGAATGAAAACCCAAATCCAAGAGCTGATTGCCCTTTATCATTTGCTCGACGAAATCACTCAAATAATCGAATCGGAGAATAGCGGCCTATCCGCAGAGCAAAGATTGAGCGAGATTGAAACCACAATCAAAAACCTTTTTAAGAATGACCCCAGTTGAAGAATTGTTCCGTTTGCTTTGGGATACGCCAAAGGATAAGTTCACTTGGTTTACTATTCGTAAACAAATTATGGAGAAAGAGAAAGAGGTTATTGTTAATGCTTATATAGATGGCTTGGGCCTCGAACCGTATGAGGTCTATTCCAAGCAACAAGCGGAACAATACTACAACGAAAAATTTAACAACGAAAAGTTCTAAAATGAAAGAACAATTTATGCGGATAGCAATGGCTCGCTTACGAGGCGTCTATCCTTTCAAGCCCCAACGCAGAGCAGTTGCCGCAAAGATGTGGGTTAAGTTCTTGGAACGGCAATGAAGAACCACACAAAGGTTTATCTTAAGGCAATGGGGTTATCCCCGGTTGAGTTTATTTGTTGCGAGGTATGCAATCGTAGAGCCGTTGACATACACCATATCGAACCCCGTGGTATGGGAGGCAGTAAACTTATGGACACCCCAGAGAACTTAATGGCCTTATGTCGTGAGTGCCACCACGAAGCCGACTTTGGCGTTGAATTATCCAAGGACTTCTTAAAAGCTGTACACCTAAAAAAGCTCAACAAATGATTCATATCATTACTCCCTGCTCACGCCCGGAGAATCTTTCAACAATCAAGCAAACCATTCCAGAGGATTGCAGTTGGACGGTAGTCGTTGACGAGAAAGCAACAGGCGATTTCCCAAACGGAATTACCTACCTACGTCCCAGCGCAGGAGGCAACTGGGGAAATCCGCTTCGCAATATAGGTATGGAGTTTATATTGGCTCTAAAGGCCAAAAGAGGCGATTACATATACTTTCTCGACGATGATAACATAATCCACCCGGATTGGTACGAAGCCGTTAAAAACGAGTTTTATCCAGTTATCACCTGGGGGCAAGTATTTAAGAATGGCCACCCAAGATTACACCCGACAAAAGAGCCAAGAGTAGGCACAATCGATACCGCCTCGTTTATGGTACGTTGCGATGCAATCGGGGAAGTAAGATTCGGAAACGAATACGAAGCAGATGGATTGTTCGCTCAACAAATGGCTAAGTGGAATGTAAACACGCTCGATGCCTACCTTTGTTACTATAACTATTTGAAATGAAAGTCCTTTGCATCGGAGACCAACAATCCGGCGTGGTGTACCACCGGATTTACAAGCCCTTCACTCTACTCAAGGAGAAAGGGCTTTTAGATTTTCAGATACTCAACTACAAACAGCCAATACCGGAAGCCGATTGGGAGGATGTTACGCACGTTATTTTTTCCCGTGCGCTTCCGTTCTCCGGTGAATCCTTTGCTAACTTCTTTGCGATTTGCAAAGCAACGGGCAAGAAGGTTATCATTGATAACGATGATTGGTGGCACCTGGCATTAGACCACCCCTCAAAAGCAACATACGATAAAGCAAACTTATCTGGAAGGATAGTAAACTCTATGTACTTTGCAGATGAGGTATGGACTACCCAAAAGTATTTAGCAGATAAAATCAAGAAGGTAAATAGAAACGTACATATTCTCCCAAACGGATTAGACCCTGCAGACCCGCAATGGCAGATAACTCGGCAGGAAGCAGATGAAGTACGGTTCGGTTACGTCGCTGGTATATCCCACCTTCCAGACCTTTTGCAAAATAAGATAGACCTTTCACCGTATGAATCATATGTAGCCGACCTTGGTGGATACCCCGAAGCCGCAAAAGCAAGATTCGCATTAGAAACAAAATCCCCAGAGGAATACGGACAACTTTACCAAATGTTTGATGTTGCGCTGTCTCCATTACTACCAAGTGAGTTCAATCGCTGCAAATCAAATCTTAAAATGGTAGAAGCAGGGTTCGCTGGTTGTGCGTTAATTGTAAGTGATGTAGCACCGTACTCTAAACACCTAACCGACAAGAACTGCATCGCCGTAAAGCATAACGGGGATTGGAATAAGGCAATTAAATACCTACACGAGAACCCAAACAAAGCCGGTGATATTGCGCTTACCTTACACGAGGATATGACCACGAACTTTAATATACACGACTTTAACGATTTGCGACTGGAGCGTTTGCAGAAGTTGAGTTAATTATTAAAGTAATAAAATGAAATATGCCAAAAGGAAATCCAAACCTCGTTAAAGGTGGCCCGCCTTTGAATCCCGCTGGGCGGCCACAAGGCGCACTCAACAAGTCAACGACCAAGATTCGAGAAGCATTCCAAAAACTTATCGAGGATAACTTGGAGAATATGACTATCTGGTTATCTGACGTAGCAGCAGAAGACCCAAAAGCAGCACTCGACATCCTAAACAAGATGGCGGAGTACACAACTCCCAAGCTGGCAAGAGTCGAGAACTCACACGAAGTAGCAGAAGAACTAACTTCAATTAAGGTAGAGATTGTCCGTTCTGGAAATTAAGACAAGTGAACTCTTTGAAAAGAACTACACCGCACCAACCAGGATAGTAGTTAATCAGGGAGGTTCAAGAAGTGGTAAGACTTATTCCATATTGCAGATGCTGGTTATCCTGGCAATGCAAGAAAGGGGTAAGGTTATATCTATTGTCCGTAAGTCGCTTCCGTCGCTTAAAATGACTGCTTACCGGGACTTTATGGAAATCGTAAAGGCAATGGACTTGTACGACGAAAAGCAGCATAACAAATCAGACCTTACCTACACGCTTAACGGAAACTTGTTTGAGTTTTTGTCGCTTGACCAACCGCAAAAGAAACGTGGAGCAAGACGGGACTACTTATTTTGCAATGAGGCAAACGAACTAACTTGGGAAGACTTCTTTCAGTTGTTGGTTCGTACTACCGGGAAGATATGGCTTGACTACAACCCGTCAGAATCCTTCCATTGGATTTATGACCGATTGCTTACCCGTGACGATGTAACGTACATACAAAGTACCTACAAGGATAATCCATTCCTTGATAGGAATATCGTAAAC